CAGGATTATTAGTCATTGGATACTCTGTTGCGGCTGGCGTGTATGTTGCATATCCATAAAAATCGTATGATTTATTTGGAGTTAGATCATAAACACCAACAGAAGCCGACATACTTCCAGTCGAAAATCCACTTGTAATTCGCCTAATAAGCCCTGTATTATCATATACGTCCACTCTAAACCCGCTATAATCACTAGAAGGGTTAGATAGGTTGAGCGTCACAAAGACGCTCCCCACTGTTGCTCCTGTTACTGCTGAGATAGTCGCCATCTAAATCACCTCTTACCCAAATACGGCTGGAACTGAAAGACCACTTACATTAGCGCTTGCAAAATCCCAATCACCAAATGCTGTAACTATACCTGCTGAAACCCCTATCGCTAACTCTGCTCCAGTATTATCAAGCTGAACAATATTTCTATTTGTTGATGCATCTCTTAACTCAAACAATGTTTTGAATGAATTTTTAATAGCAAAATATCCACCAGACACCATTTCAGCCCAAGAAGGAGATGGTTTTGTTTTAATTGTAACGCCTGTGATAGTTCCACCATTAATATAGTCAGCATTTATATACAAATTCCCGCCTGACATAAATAAACCTTGTAAAGAACCATTATTTGTCAGCGTATTGAATACTGCGGTTTGGTTATTCGCCACTGCTCCAACTTGTGATGCAGAAGGTGCATTTACATTGCTCCAAGAGATGGAGCCGCCATTCATGACGATATTACCGCTAATTGAAACATTGCCGTTTGTATCAACAGAAAATGTTGTTGTTCCTGAAGAGTTTTTTATATTAATACCTTTTAGTACACTTTCTTTTCCATTTATCACATTAAATCCTGTGAAGTCAATAGTTTTTGTACTTGCATCAATAAGAGTCTTTGGTGTTGGATCTCCTGTTTGAATTAATAAATTCTTAGTCGTCATGTTTTCGGCAATCAAATCACCATTCGCATCAACATAAAATTTTTTAACCCATACTGGAGAGTTTGCAGTTCCTGTATTTTGTTCAATTTTGATTCCATCTGTAGCATTTAAAGTAATTTTTGATTTGCTATCACTTTTTAATACCTCTAGCCCTTTTGTTGAATTAATTGAGACACCATTGCTACCACCAGTAATATTTAGTGTTGCTCCATTTATCTCAACTCCTGAAGAATTTACCTTAAATGTTTTTACACCATTTGAATCACTCGCGTCAATAGTTAAGTCTTGACCAGCAATAATCGTTCCAATTATCCTCTCTCCCACAATTCCATCTGGAGTCATTGCATGTTTCCATGTATTCCCTCCATCTTTTGTTAATGCTATAATGCCATGTTGCATAACAACATATTTCAAAGGATCATTAGGGTCTTGAATTGTTATCCCTCTTGGGGAGATTGACACAGCTTCATTGATGCCAGCCATAATTGTTCGCTTATTAGCATCCCAAGCATTATTTAAAATTTGGCTGACTTGATTGTTAACGTTGTCAATGCCATCCCATTTTAACTTGTTCATATCAACAGTAGTAGATGTAGAGATAGAGCCGTAAAGCAGTTTGATTATTTTTTCCTCATTTGTCTCTAAATCCTTTATGTTAGCAATAGTAAGCTTTACGCTTGCATCATCTTCGTTTGTTTCAATTTCAATAATTTTAGCTTCAATGTCAACGCCCATTCTATCATAGGTAATAGTGATTGTATCGCCTAGCACTAGCTTAGTCCAATCATTTTGGCATTCTACGATTTGCCTAAAGTCTACAATATCAATAGAGAATACTACTTGCGGCTTTTTTAGTTCTTCAAATTTCTTCAAGGCAGACTCATATAAATCCTTGGAGTTGGTATAAGCTGTATCAGTCCATTCTTTTTCAATGATAAAATTGTTTCTTTCTGCTATCTGTGCTTGGGTGAAATTATTTTCAACTTTAACTGTTTCTTGAAGCGCTACGATTTGTTGAGAGATACCATTAATCTGTTGCTGTTTGTTGTTTATCTCCACTTTTTTCGCATCAATTTCTGTCTGTTTATTTGTTTTCAATGTCGAAAGTTTATCCCAATATGTTGAATTTGTTGGGCTATTGCCTGTTGTTACTCCTTTTGCAATATACCCTGCCTCATTGTAGTAAACAAGTGCGCCTTTAGTGTATGTTCTGCTTGATTCGTAGGCTATTCTGGTAGCATTAATCGTATCAATGTTATCCTGAATAATGGCTAGGTCAGTTTCAAGTTTTGATAAACCATCTGTAGTGTTTGTTTGTAAGGCTAACAATTGTGCTTGAAGCGTACTCTTTTGACTTAGCAGATCATTAAATTGTCCAGTAATAGAATTTATCTTATCTTTGTAATCTAAGATCGCATGGGACAGGTCATCAGACATGTAATAAGAATGACTGATGACATTTCTATTAGCATCTCTAGCAAACGGAAATAGGAAGTAAGAAAAGTCCTCCAAGTAATTTTGACCAGTGGGGTTATGTTCTTGGATGGAAATATCCTCACCGCCAAATACTTTTAGTCTTGTAACCATTTCATCTGCATCGCTCTCTTTGTTTAAGGTCTTCAGATAATGACCATAGCTTATCCTCAAACCTCTATTAACACCTATATTTTCTAAATTCTTACCTGCATCCTTAATGAATATTTTACGATTCTCTGTATCCCAAACAATCAAACCTTTAACTTTCTCTGCAACATCAAAAATAAAGTTCAAAACTGTTTGTGATGAGACTTCAAATGATCTATAAAGAATAGAAATTGTTGCGTCGATACCGCCAACAGTGTCAATTGTCCAGTTTGTTTCTGTAAGCGATAGAACCTCTTGTAAAGTTTCCAATATATTTTTTGGGGTTGTATTAGTCTCGCCTTCTACTGGCATATTTTTATAATTACGAAGAACTCTATCTCTTAGTTCATAAGCCAACAAGAAAGCTTGAACACTTTTCACATCTTCTGCGTCATCCATTGCTTCAGTCACTCTATTAATAATATACCACTCGTGACTATTTCCAATTTGCACTTTTAACAAATATCTTTCTCTAAGATTATCTACGTTTGGATTTCTGACTAACTTGTGGTTAATATCTACCTCATACGGAACCTTAAAGTTTAATTCATGAATTCCACCAAGTTTTAATTTTAAATTTTTACTGTAAGCCTCAGTCAACTTTCCAATGATCGTTTTGTCAGGTCTAGCTAGGAATAGCTCTATTTTCTCTGGAGATTTGTTAAAATCAATATCAATAAAAGTCATTTTCGACTCACCCTTTCTACCCTTGCAATGTCTTGAAGTAATATCTAAATTGGAATTTTGCCTTCCCCTTTACCGTTAGATGATTTATACCTCTAACAAAATCCAAATAATTATTATTAAAGGAGTTGTAACGATATGTAGCTGGAAGAGAAGTTGTAATAATATGATTCTCACAATTCACTTTGACCTCTTCCCCATCTGCAAGCCCAATAAATTTAAACTCTTTCCCTGTCGTATGGTTTACAATAGAAAAATCACCAACTCCCACCTTTTGAATCCAAATTTCAGGCTTACAATTCACATCTCCATTGTTAATGAATGTAATTTCTGTTCCGCTAGTTGTATTTTCAGACATATCATAAACTACGGATTCAACAATTGGAGTATAAGTATAAGGTGAATCACATCTAAACTCTAAATCAATATACCCTTGTTTTAAGCCATTATGTAATAACTTAGGACTGGAGTTTAGTACGCAATACCAAATTCTATTAGGAGCATCCACTGTGTAAAATGGCTTATAATAATTTTGATCTAGCCATCTTGCTACCTCTCTAATCTTTTGCTCGTTATAAGTATCTTTGAAAGCAAAAGATAAAGAAAGAATAAGGGGTGAACGAGTCACCCCTTGAAAATATGGCTTTTCTCTACCGCGAATTGTAACCTCTTCAATCTTTCGCTCTGACAAGAATGATTCTTCGTAAAGTCCCGAATTTAGTGTTACATTATACAATCCCATCTCTTCAGATGAGATTCCATTATAGTAAAAAGAAATGCTCTCTTTCATTAAATTGCTCCTCCTTTCTTTCTTACTTCTTTAACAAGTCTATTGAATGCTGTCATGCCACCCTTTTCATCGCCTGTCAATTTTTCAATTTGCATAGTAATGTTGTAGGTAACGTTTGAAGAGCTTGTTTCGTTCGCTGGAATAAATTTAGATATATTATGTACATTGCCAATAAATTCTCTTACCATTCCGACAATCTTTAACATATTTGAAGTGTCATCTTTATTTAAAACCAGCTCTTTTTGATGTAGCAGTGCAAGCCTACCATCATTTCCGCTCCAAGTACCAGTATATCCTCCAGTTTCGAAACCGAATGGTTGAATAAGCTTTTTAAGTTCAGGGTCTGCTTGCAACTCTGCCAAAGTATAATCTTTGAAGCCCCATGTCTCTCTCATTCTATTATTAATTGTTGCCAAACGAGACATCTCTTCTGCATTCCCCTTTTGATTAGCTAAAATCCATCTAACTTTGTTTTGCACATAATCTTTAAAGGCTTCTCCTCTATACTTTTGCACCATCCATTGAAGCTTAGGATCATTAAAAAGCTCATCCTTTGTATAATCTTTGTAACCATATTGCTGACGAAACTTTTCGTTTTCTGTATTCAACGCTGTTCTACTGCTGTCATCTGCTGTTAGCCATTTAATTTTATTTCTAATATATGTTTCAAAAGAATTAACGTTCTCACCTTTACCTCTTGTATCACCATTCACAGAAGGTAGCATATCCATAGCATCTTGAAGCTTTTTGATAATGTTTTGTTCAATAATTTTAGCAATCTCTTCTGTTTCTTTTTCTAACTTTGTTTTATACTCAGTTAGATATCCACCAAGCATTTTAATCGCTTCAGTATAATTGCCTTGTAGAATTTCTTTTCTTCTATCTGCCCAATACTGGTCATTTTGCAGTAATTTTTCGGCCTCATCTTCAGCTCTTTTAATCGCTTCTTCGCTAGCACGTTTTTGCTCTTCAAGTTTCTTGTCAGCCTTTTCCTTTTCAGATTCATTTATTTTTTTATTTGTTTCGTAAGTATTCTCTAGCTCTTCTTTGCGATTCTCTCGCTCTCTATCTTTGATTAGATCGTCTAAGTTTTTTTGCTTGTCTTTTAGTTGTTTTTGCAACTCTTTCATTTGTTGTCTACCTTCGATAGAGTTGTCCATAGAGAGGATGTTTATTTTATTTTGAATTTCCGCTACTTCTTCTTGGGCTTTTTTCAGCTTATCAGCATACTCTTCATCTCTAGCTTCTTTGTCGATGGCTTTAATTTGAGACTGGTATGTTTCTTCGATTTTTTTGGCTTCTTCATCTAGTTCGTCGATACGTTTTTTATGAGCTTCTTCGTTCTCTTTCTGCGTTTTTTCAATAGCTTTAATTTCCAAATCTCTTTTCTTTTCGATAGCTTCCTTCCAAGTTTCGATAATTTTATCTGCCGCTTCTTCAGCGGACTCCCTTTCTTTACTCGCAAGGTCTTTGTTGAACTTCTCGTATTCATCATTAAAGTCGCGTTGAGATTTTGTTGTTTGGTCAATAACCTGTTGTACGTCCCACCATTGGCTACCAAGATTTTTCAGCCTTTGGATATTCTCATCAGTCATCTTACCGTTTTCACGAATATAATTTGCTTCTTCATGCAGGTATTTTTGTTTATTCTTCAGATATTGAATTTGATTATTGTATTCATCATTAATGGATTTCACAGACTCTTTGTTCGTCCAACTTGTCTCTTCTAAATCTTGTCTATATTGGTTTATCCATATAGAAGACCTTTTGACAATAAAATCAATATCTTGAATTTTTTCCTCCCATCCTTGCAAGAAGGAGTTAAAGATATCTTGTTCAAGTTGACTGATATCCTCTCTAGTCTTTATCAAATCTTGTTTCAAGCTAAGTTGCTTACTATAAACCTGAGCCTCAGAAGCGTCTTCGCTATTACCGCTAACAGTATACGTTCCACCATTGCTGGCAACCTCGTTGTAAAACTTTTTAACCCCACTTACCCAATGGTTGTTTAGTCCATTAGGATCATTTCCAGCGCCAATTGGAGCATATTTTGCACCAATCTGCTCAATTGTAGTTAGCCCTTTTTGGATATAATATTTCGAAATTTGACGTGCTAAATCGTTAATAGAGTCTTCGACGGTATTATAGTGCATCCAACCATCTGAAAACTTACCTGTGTAATCAGTCATACCAGCAATGTTTTTATTATTCCTAGCTAAAGCTGAACTACCTCTGCCAGATTCATGCATAGCAATAGCCGCAATTAAAGCAGGGTCTACTCCATACTGTTTGCCAGCCGCTACAAATGCGCTTTCCTTGCCCGCTAAAACACCTTGTAAACCTTTAACGCCACTGGTAGATGTGGTTGTGCCACCGCTTGCATTGCGAGTTCCATATGTATAGTCAGTTGGATTATTCAACTCATTCTGGATTAGCCTTTGCTTTTCTTTTAGTAGATCAATTTGCTCCTGTAAAGCATCGCGATATTCTTGAGATGATTTTGGATATTCAGCAAGCTTTCTTTTTGACTCCTCCAGCTTCATGTTTAGATCATCAATTGCTTTTGCAAATGCAGATACTTTATCGCTGTTTTTCTTCAACGGATCATCTGTTGATGTTTCGAAATTAAATCCAGAATTTACTGCCGACTTCATTTCATTTAGACTTTCTTTAAGAGCGGCATACTCCTTTAGATTTTCTCCATATTGACTATATCTAGAAGAAGCAATTTGAGATTGACGCAACTGCGCTCTTGGGTCAGCGTTATCATCTACCGCCATGTCGTAAAGCTCATTAAGCTTCATTTGAGCCTGAGCGACAGTCTCAATCATCTCTACCTCTTTCAAGGTCATACCAAGTTTTTGGGCAAGGAACTGTGCGCCTAGACGCATCTCCTCTTCTTTGGCTTTGATTTTATCCCTAGTCCCTTGAAGAGCTACATCCCGCTCTTTTAATAAAGATTCAGTAGAAATAACAATTTGTCCGTTCAGTATCTTCCAAGATTTTTGCAGTTCTGGATGTGCTTTTGTTAACGAAATGACCTCATCATAAGTCAATTTCTGACCTCTTGTTTGTTTTTCAATTGCTTTATTAAGGTCTTTAACTTCGTCTGCTCCCTTTGTCATTTCTCCACGAAGATCATTCATAGCACCCTTGAAGTCAATAGTTGTGCTACCCGCTTCAATTGTTTTGCCCATATATTTATTTAGGATTTGATTAAACCAGTCTATTGATAAGCCAGCTTGCATAGCTGTATCTTTTAGATTCATAATAAACTTTTCTTGTTCAACAAAAGCGTTATCCCCATATTTTTTAAGCCAGAATGAGGATTCCCCTACCTTCATGGTATCGTCGCCCTTCATTGCTTTTTCAATATTGATAGCGGCTTGCGCTAATTTGCGCATTTTCTCTTCTTGTTCAGCAAGCTCCTTTACATTGCCAATTTTTGCAATATCATTGGCTTTGGCTACATTTTCGACATAACGCTTTGTTTCATTGGATAGACTCTTATAGCCATCCAATGCTTGGGCTTGACTTCTTAGGTGATCTCTCCAATCGACATTAGCCTGTTGTAGAAGACCTTCGTACTTTGCAAGAGCCTGTAGCTTTTCAGCTTCAAGCTTGTTAGCGAGTCTCAGATTTCCTTCGCTATCAGGATTATTTTTGTAAACATCTGAGTTTTTAAATTTATCAATTGCTCTTTGCGCTTTATCCAAATCTTCTTTTGCATTATCTAATTCTGCATTTCGTTTTTCAAAATTATTTCTAAATTTAGCAGAAGCTTCCTGTTCCTTGATTTTTGTTAATTTTTCAAGAATTTCAATTTCTTGTTTCATAACTTCAATGTTAACTAATCGTTTTCTACCTTCTTCATCTACACCCTCTATAAACTGAGGCATTAGATCAATAAGTCTTTCTCTTGTTTTTGTATAGTCTTCTAACTCTTTTGCATCAAGTCCCTCTCCATTAGGGTTGGTCTGCTCATATTTCTCTAGAGTTTGAATAAGTTTTTCAATCTCTGCACCATGCTCTGCATATGTAGCAGTCATATTTCTAGTGCGTTCTTCGATATCTTGCAAACGCTGTTCCGCTTCAGCACTTTTCCCAGCAAAATCAGCAATAAGTTCAATCACAGCAGTAATAGCAAATGCAAGTCCAAGAGTAACTGTAGCCTGAAATGCTCTAACAGCCCACGTTGCCGCTTTAGCGCCTAATCCTAATTTTTGGAAGCCCAATGTTAACGCGGCAATAGATACTTGGCCTTGGACAGTTGATGCCATCATAGCATTAAACCAAATCAAACCTGTTTTTGCAGTTTCGCTGAATTTGAAAATTGCCAATGTTGCAGGAATTACAAACATAGGAATTGCACCAAACATGTTAATCATATCGTCAATAATATTAACAAGAACTGTCAGTAGGTCAATCGCGTTGCGAATACCCTGAGAGTTAAATGTATCATGCCATACATTCTGACCTGCTGTTTTCAGCGCATTTAGGTGAGCTTCAGTACCTTGTAGCCACAAATTATATTTGCTTTGCGTTGTACCAGCCGCCTCAAGAGATTGTTTGTACAAGTCAACAGACTCAGCGTAACCTTCCATGATATTCAGGAAACGTGCTTGTTGATATGAACCAGCCACAGTAGTTGCAAGATATGCTTTTTCTCTATTGCTTAGAGTTACCCATTTAGCACCAAGCTCGTCCATTACTTGACCAAAGTTTCTAAAGTTGCCCTCTGCGTCCATTAGCTGAATGCCTACAGCACCAAGCGCTTTTGATACCATGTTAACGTCAGTTCCATCCTCTGAATCAAACCCTTGCTCTTTCATATTTTGGATACGTGCAATGATAGATTTTACAGAGTTACCAATTGTTTCGGCAGATTCACGTGTTTTGGAAGAAATAACTGCAATCCATGAAGCTACCTTCTCAAATTCGATTCCAAGCGCACCAGCAGTACCACCAACTTTTTGGAATGCTCTACCAATCTCATCAGCGCCAGTTGCAGTTGCATCGCCCAAATAAGAAAAGACATCAGAAGCATGTTCAATAGAGATATTCATAGAATTGACAGTAGCCGTCAGGATTTCAGTTGCCTCCTTGACATCCATAGCAGAAATTTTGGCGTACTGAGTTGTTGTCCTTAGCCTTTCTGCAACTTGTTCTTGATTTAAACCTTGACGATAAAATTCCGTTGCGCTTTTTGTTAACTCTAAAGTTGTGACGCGCATCTCTCCAGCAAGATCAGCATATTGTTGACCTAGCTTCTCTACACCAGCCTGAGATTGCCCTGTTACAATAGAGATTTCAGTTAAAGACTTGTTTAGTTCATTTACATAGGCGATGCCATCTGTAAAGAAATGTAAGGTTTGATAGAAGATAGTCATACCAGCCATCCACACAGGGATTTTCTGCATGGCTGTCCCTAGACTTTCAAAAAAGCCCATCTGCGCCTGAGTGTTGTTTCTTACTACAGAGCCATTCTGATACATGGAGTTAGTTAGCCTATCAATACTACCCTTGTAATTTGTAACAAGCTTACTTCCATCATTCATGACTGCATTGTAGCGGATCATCTCTTGTTGTGTTTTAGAGTCCCATACACGTTCTAAAGAGACACTATTCGAATCAATAGCCTTTTTGCCTGTTAGGTCATGCTTCTTGTTTAGTTCATCAGCAATGCGCTGTCTAATAGCTTCATCTCTGTTATAGTCAACCCCAGCCAAATCTGCAATCTTCTTATTTTGTAGAAACTTTTGCTTGTCAATTTCCGCATTCATTTTTAGAGCTTCTTTATGAAGACTCTCCATGATCTTTTGTTCTCGTTTTGCATTCTCTTGGATTGCCGTATAATGAGCTTTATCCAACTCTTCTTGCTGTTTTTTCTTTTGATTGAATAGCTTGTTTTGCTCAATAGCTTCTTTTTGAATAGCATCCATGCGAGCTTTTTCAAACTTCTGATTTTCTTTTATAGCCTGAGCATGAATCTTGCCCATATCAGTAACATTTTTAAATTCTGATTCAAAGTCCTTTTTGTTGGAGCTATATGCAATAGAAGTAGGGCTAATTTTCTCTAATCTTTTGCGAATTTTTAGAGCAGTCACGTCGTTAATTAACCCCATACTAACAGCGTCATTGATTCGTTTAGTCCACGCCTTGCTATATTGCTCAAATTCGGCTTGTTTTCGTTTAATCTGCTCTAGGTTTTGAGTAACCCTATATCCAGTTGGCTTCATTTCAGCGTCATATGTAGTTTCTACAATTCTATTTTTGTTAATTCTTCTTTCTTTTCTACCAGTGAAATTCTTATCTCCATCAAAGCTATCGGAAATTTTACTTACTTCATCCCATTGACGGAGTAATTTTTTTGTTTCTACATTAGCGCCTTGAATGATCTGATTTACACTCTTCCCAGCTCGACTCATATTAGCCATAGCTGTAACTGTTGCTTTATCTAGATCACCAATAACCTTGTTGAATTGCCTTAGTGTGTTTAGGACTTCTTTATCCATTTTAATTGTCAAGTCAATTTCTTTTAATCTATCTTGAATTTGCTTAATTTGATTATCTATATCAGAAACATTAACTTTTGCTTGAATTAAAATACCTAATGGTTTTTTAGCCACGATTCGTCACTCCCCTTTTGCATTTATATTTGGAGTGACAAAATCTGCACTCCATACTACTCAGCGTAATTAACTGTCTCCACAATGTCACAATAACGATCATAGTCAAATGCATCCTGACCACTAAATTTAATCTTTGTATTCAACACAGCATCTTTGACAGTTAAAAGCATGTCTTTTCGCTCTTCATTGTTGTCAATTATGCAGTCTTCGTTCATTAGAACTGCATACTCATTGGTAAACGCACCCATATCAGAAACTTGATAGGCACTGCCTCCATCTTCATTTGTAACAATAATTGGTGTTCCATCTTCATTTTTTTCAGCGTATTTTTGAACCATCTGAATACGCTCTTCTTCTATCATTTGCATTCTCTCTACAAGAATCTTAACAAGTCGAGTTCTCATTCGCGATTCTTTGCCTTCCAAGTCAAGTCTCATAAGAAATTGTACAAATCCATTAATTTCATGATTTTTTAATTTCATTTCGATCACTCCTTCTATTCTTCGTAAATTCCGTCAAAATCCTCAACATCTTCAGAGACGATATAGATTTCTGTTGTAGTAGAACTTTCATGCCCTAAATGCTTTTGGATTTTCTTGATGTCTACCCCAGCCTCTTTCATGTGTGTAGCACGAGTTGACCTGAACATATGAGGATGAACATGTCGTCCAATGATCTCGCCAAAAATCTTGCACCAGTTATTGAAAGAGCTTGGATGCAATGGTTTTGGCTCTTTTGCTTTTGTATTAATGAACACATATGGGCAGTTATCTTCTCCTCTGACTTCTAGCCATTTTCTAATAGCGTCCATAACACGTTTATCAATTGTAAACTTTCTAACCTTTCCTTCTCTACCTTTGCCTTTACATCTGATTTGATGTGTCATCCAAAGATTCTTTTCATTGCCTTCTTTATCCTTCAGCTTAGGATAGTTGACAACCTCTTTCAACAATTGCCCTGTCTCGCCACGTCTGCAACCAGTTACATAAACAAACTCTAGGTATGCTACCTTCTGCCAATCTTTTCTTTTTTTCATAGTCTCAATAAGTAGTTCATATTCGTCAACTGTCAATGGCTTTTTTTCTTTTTTGTTTGATTTTGCAGGATTTGGAATCTTCTTGCTGTAAATATTTCTAAATGTTTCGCATCCATCTTCATCAGAATAATAAACTTCAACATATCCACACAAGCTAGAAACGGCAGAACGCTTGAATCTAACCGCGCTTGGAGATAAACCAGCATCAATCAAAAAGTTTTGATACTGCAAAGCGTGTCTTGGTTTCAGTTTGTATAATTGTTTATTATCACATTCATCATAAACCCATTTAAAGAATTGTCTTAGTGCACTTTTATATTGCATAAGCGTCTGTGGAGACAAATGGCTTTGTTTTAGAAACTCTTCTACTAATTTTCTATTCCATTTGTCTACTAGCTCCCACTGCTCATCTGTAACCTCTGGTAATTTTGCCATATACTTTCACCTCCATCACTTAGTCTCATAGCCAAGCCTCTGGAGTCCTTGCTTCATAGCCACTGCGTGAATCTCTGTGCGTTCAAGTTCATTAATCGTATTTTCGATAAATGGTCTAGGTTGCGTGTATTCCCAGCCGTATATACCATTAGGGAAGTCATACCCATATCCTAATACTTCCATACCGTAATCATGACCAAACTCTACTATGTCAGAAATAAACTTGCCTTTAGAGTTACCAATAGCACTAACAGTTTCATTTACAACCTCAATCCCAATCCATCCATTAGCTCGCTTCGACTTGTACACTTTTAGATTATCAGGGTCTTTTAAGCCCCCTAGATATTCTCTGCGCTCATAAACTCTTGGGTTGTATTTGTCGTAAACATCTGTTTGAACGTGTTTTGCCTCTACTACTTTCACTGTATCAGCAACGTCTGTTGCAAGAATCTCCAAAGCTTGTCGCTCTAGAGCTTTTTGAAGATCGTCTAACGTCTGCTTAAAATTAGCTCTCGTCACCAGTATAACCCTCTTCCAAGAGCTGTTCTTGATACGCCTCCTGCTCCTCTAGAACTTTCGTAGCATCCTCCAACCCTTTATTGGCTAGCGCCATAGCTTCTTGAATCTTCTTTAGCTCTTCCACATCAAACGCATCCATAATCTTCGTTAGATATCCCGCATCAACTAATGTATCAAGAGCAATAACTTGCTTATTGAAGTCATTTGGAATGTCCAAGTCGGAAAAATGTTTGATGATATAAAGAGATAGAAAACCAACAGGGTCTACGATAACACCCTTCTCATGGGAAACTAGAACCGCATTGTGCATATCAGAAATTACCTTGCTAACCTTTGTAGGCTTGAATTTAGTGTCAATGTTGACAACATACCCATCGCCTACATTCACCTCTTTACGCTCATCGTACACTTTTAATTGTTTCTTAGCCTCTGTAAGAGTTAGTTTCTTTTGTTTAGCCATTAATAATCTCCTCCTCAAATTTTATTTTTGGAACCTTTGTAAATCTAAAAAGCATATGATTAACTGATGGATCATTTTGATCGCTACTAATTCGTATAGACCATAGGTTTTCACATTCTAAATCATCTATAATAATTGTTACCACGTGATCCTTTCCAGTCTTGTAATCTCTAGCAACCCCTTTACAGATAGCTTTAAGATTTTTATTATATCCCATATATTCAAGCAGTTTGCTGTCATATAATGAATCAGCGATATGAATACTGCCCTTTCTATCACCGCGCACTATTATGTTAAAAGTTTTCAGTGAATCTAATTTTGCAATAAAATTTCCGTAACTATCGAAAAATTCTACTTCAAAAATTTCTCTTATTCCATACTTCATGTTTCTCACCACCTAGTAAGTTTCAATATACATTTTTTCGATAATTTGAATAATCCCTAGCAAGCCTTCTCTGTTTAGTTCTAAGGGGTATTGATTATCAATCTTTAATTCGTATTTATCAGGTGAAACATTGATAAGCGAAATCTGTTGCTCATTTTCTGTTTCTGCAACAAATATCTTTGGAACAAAATGAGATTTAATTCCGCAAGTGCAAGGTTTTCCATCAATTCCTATTCCTGTATTAGCACAACCTTTGCAAATCATAGCAATACCTCCCCTCTCATTCTTACTAAAATCAATCTTTTATAGAGAGCTACCGCGTCTCTTGACCTCATCTACTAACTGCTTCAATTGCTCTCCAATCTCTTCTCCAATGTTAGCTGTACATTCAGCAAGAGTAGCAACAGCCTCATTATGATTAATGAAACTTCCAGTAAAATTCGTTCCAGAACCAGTGATAGTACCAGACGTAATTTTGGTTGGCGCAATAGTCGTAGTAAACTTAATCTCCATAGTCTTGACAAACTCCGCAATTTCTTGTGGCGTACCATATATACAAATACCATTATAAACTGCCATCATATTGTTTCACCTCCAGTAGCTTCCACGATGTAGACAAATATCTAACATCTCAACAATATCTTCTCTGTTGCCTAGATATATTGCCTGTGTACAACCAGCACCTCGCAACTGAGCAATATTTTCAAGAATACATTTAACTTCTACCTCTTCTGAAATTAACTTAAATTCATCCTTCCATCGTCTACTAAAATCGAATGAAAATCTCTTCGTTAAAAATTCGAAAACTTCACTGATCTTATCTTGTGAGTCGCATACAATAAGAAGCTTTTTCATATTCAACACCACTCTTTTCATCTTTTATCGAACATCATACGCCAAAAAGAAAAGAGGGCGAACTTATGTCCACCCTATCTTTTTATTAATACTTAATCATTTGAACCATTGTATTGTCAGCAGTTTTCAGAACTTCAATGTTCATATCGAAAACAACAGGCTGACCATCAGCAGACAAGTTCAACGCAAAAGTTGGAAGCAATTTCGCTTTTGGAATAACAAGTTGCAAAGCTTCGTCAACGCCTGTAGCTTCATTACGAACCAGAGTATCGCCAATTACCATATAGGTGCTTGGATATTTATTGCCAGAAATCGTGAACAATGTTGCATTTGTTCCAGACTGATAAAAATAGGTTACAATTACCTTTTCACCCACTGCAATTTCTGTATTGTCAAATTCCATATCAGAACCAACCAATGTATAGGCAACAGTATCCCCTCTCTCATAGCCATCAGTCGTTTTAACAACTTTTACAGTGTTAGCCGTTGGAGTATTAGCTAGGGTAACTTCTGTTTTACCTGCTGTTGAACTAGCAATAGCAGTAAGGACTTCACGCTTGTAAACTTGCGCCGCACCAGAAACTGCCTCATTGCCAGTTTGCATAGACAAAGATTTTGGGTTTAGCAAAGCATCTTGTAGGCTAAATGTAACTGTGTGATTGTAGTCCCAGCCGATTAAACGACCATTGCCTTGTCCACCTTGCGCATAAACCTGTTCTGCGTTATTTTCTAGATTAGACATTTTTAGAGTATCTAGATACAGAACTTCTTCTTTAGTATTCACGTCAAGAAAAGAGACATTGAACACTTCCTTCATACCGAAACGTGCCATTAAATAACTCCTCCTTTATAAATATAATTTTTTATATACAAACCTTGCGGTTTGAAACCTTAATCAGACTTCACCTTTGAAGACCAATGTGTTATCTCTATACCTGATGCCCCTGCCATCGTAGCTTTAATTGCTACTTCATATTCGTCAATCATCCTCAGTCTGCTAAACTCATCGTACAATTGATAAATTGTCAAATTCCACACATCATGCTTCCCAATAACATTTGATCTAGTAGATACTGCGGAAATTATGTCAACAAAATCAGGTTGTTCTGCGTCAACTCCTTTGAGTTTATTGACAATTTTTCTTGTCTCTTCCATTTTTTTAATCAACAATCTTGCTCTTTCATCTTTTGGATTGTATTGATTCCTTGCCTTATTAGGATCAGAAATATAATTCTGATATTCTATAACCTCTTTTACTTTTACAAAAATGTCATGATTGATAACTCTATTACCATCACCAAATACAAGATTGTGAAACTCAGGAAAATACTCAGCCTCTTCCACTTGAAAAAAGAATTTGATTGCATCAACAAAATGAGCTATGAAACTTTCCTCAGAACTCAAAAGCAAATCAAACAAATTAAGCTTCGTTCCATCGTCACTTGTTATTTCCTCACCAAATAAATCTTCGATATTTGTCGTTAAAGTGTTAAGATGTTTTAGGTATGTAGCATAGCCATGCTTTGCAATATATCTAAGCGTAAGAGGTTTTAGGTAGCCCGCACCTTCAATGTAAATTGGCTCACCAGACAATAGCTTTAATCTTAGATCAATGTTTTCTAATGACGACATTAGCTTTCACTTCCGTTAAAAGAAATCATTCTAGCATATAAGCGAACAGCATCAAACTGTTCGTTTACCCACATGTGCTTCATTCTTTGAAAATCTAAAGTCCCAACAGTCTGTATGCTTTTTCCTTGCAAAGTATTTATAATTTCTTGCGCTATTGCATAAGGACGAACCGCTGGCTTCCCATTGTTAATTAACCAGAGCTTCTTAGCTACAACAACATCAAAGATTAAAACACAGTCATCAACATTTTTGTCAATATCAATATCTAAATAATATACTCTAACTTGTGAACAATCTGCAATTGCTGTATTGAATGGCGATGGTGCAAGCAGTCCAGATTCCGTAAGAACACTTGGATTTTGCACGATTGGATTAAGAAGTGGATTTTCGTCATTGTAAAAAATATATTTTACAAAATTAGCATTCTTTTTTAACTCATTAAGTAAAAGAAGTAAATTTTGTGATAAAAGTTCAAACTTTACCAACCTGTGCCACCTCCATTGTTAGGTATATCATTATTAATTGGAGCTGGATTCGTTGTAACATCCAATGTTAAACTAATGATACCTTTGTATGTTAATTTATCTATACCCTTGACCTTGTATCTCACTCCACCAATCATAAACAAATCGCCAAGAGCAATTTGTTCAGTATCAGTATTTGCTTGCACACTGAGAAGTGCCGTTCCGTTTGGAACAGATATAATTTGCTGAACATCCATTGCGAATAAAATATGATTTACTACGCAAGGATAACTGTTGCCGTTCACATCTATCGAATAGTTACACTCAGAAATTTTAGCTTTTTTAAAAGGCTCTTCATCAAAGAATTCTGTTACCAGCCATTGAACAGAATCAATGAATGCTATAGAGCCTCCCTTAACGCTTGTGTTATCAGGCTTTAAAAGTAGCATTTTTAAGTTTGCCTTCTTTGTGTCCTGTTGAACGATCCTTGTTTCAGTATCAATTCCATCAATTTGAATTACCTTGTAATAAGGAGAATCGGCAAAAGATGCGTTAATTTTATGGATAGTTGAGTTCTTTAACACATTAGCATTGTTGCCTCTTATATTCATTCGCGCCCTAAATAGATCGTAACTCAACTAGCCCACCTCCTTATTGCAAAGACTTAATCATAGAGATACATTCAAACACCTTGCTTCTAAAAGTAGTAAAATCATCAATCTTAGTGATGCTTTCTAGTGATGCCAGCAAGCTTACAAACTCTGCTTTGTCAGTAATGACTTCGAACAATTCTTTGAATCCAGTCAGTTCATACATCAGCGATTCGTGATACTTGTTCAATGTGTCATTCCCCTCTTCTCTTAATGGTAGGAGCTTGAAAACCTTGCCGATCAACCTGTCAACATACTCTTTAATAAATGAATTATCAATATCGTGATATTTTGATCGCATTAAAAATCCTCCAATCCATTATAAGAATATGAAGAGATCATTTTCTGAACTTCAACATGAATAGATTCTTTCAGAGCCATTAGACCTTTTAAATGATTTGCTTGACTCGTAATTTGAAAATCTCTATCCGTCATCTGTTGTTTGATAAGTAGCGCATCAGAAATTTGTGGCTCAATCCATTCAAGTACCATTGCTCTCGCCAGAATTTGCTTCTCCTCATTGGTGAGATTGACATTAAACTGTTTCAAGGTATCATCTCTGCTGAATAAATCTTGCTGACAGGCTTTAAATCTAACACATGCCCCATCCAGAAAGTTTATAAAAATTTCATCAAGTTGTTCATCAGTATAAGATGCCAAAGTGTAATCAGAGATTTTACCAAGAAAAATATTGAAAACATCTTGGTATGGAGTAGCCATCAGTCACCACTCCCTTAATCTGCCATTAGTTCTTTAAATACTGCAACGCCGAATGCTTCCTTGATTGCTCTAGCCTTGCGAATAGTCATTCTGTCATCTTCAGCATCTGCAAGTTCGATAGCCTTGTTGATAACAAGCTCCTTGCAACCAACAGGTAGTTTGCGAATTTTTTCAACAAATTCTAGATCATTCAATTCAAAAATACCAGAAAGGCTTTCTGGATGAATAACATTCTCGTATAGCTTAGTCAAGCCAAGAAAGTCAACAACCTCTGGGTCATTAATCATCAGCCAAGGGCTTGTAAGTATTTTTGAGTGAGAATTTTTAATTGAACGTAATTGACCAACAGAGATAAAGTCAGTATCTCCATATCTTGTGAACGTCCAAGTTTCTCCAGTCTTTTTATCTTCAACAACTAGAATGCCATTTGTTCCGTTGTAAACTTCAACAAGGGAATCCATGTCGATTTCTTTCTTCTTAGGTCTTTCCTTGATAACAGGCTCAGATGTAGATTGTGCAACAACTTCTTTTTCTACCTTAGCCTCTTGCGCTTTAGAATCACCAGTATTTTTTACATTTGCCATATTTATAACCACCCTCTCATTCATGATTTTATTTTAATTTAAAGAGAAAGGGGTATTTCTACCCCTTTAACTTTTAAGCCATACGATAAATACCGTATTTACGAGCAAATAGAAGACCAATACCTGACTTCTTCTTGAACATGTAGTCCATAGTCTCATCTTTTTGGCTCTTAGTCTCCTCAATGCGACCTTCGCCCTCTAGAACCATCTTAACAATTTTCTCGCCACCCTTTGGAATGACCATAAGGAAATTGTCATCAATGGCAAATACATCAGAGTTATACTTATGGAATTGTTTAATTTCACGCATTTCCGTACCTCTGAACACTCCATAGTGCCCAAGCTCATTTTTCTTGTCAATCATATTTTGAGAAACTTGTGCTGGAGCGATCTTTCCAAGTGCAAATTTAGTACCAAGAATTACGGCCTCAGAATTTGTAGCCGCCTCTACGTGTTGAACCAATGTAGCCAATGCATCTTCAGTGAAAGCACCAGAAACAGCGTATGTAGTGCTTAGGTTAGTGTAGCTATTATAAATTGCCGTGTAGATTGCTGTAGCAATGTGCAAAGAATAAGAACGAGCTACACGATTAACAAGATCAGACCAGTTTGCACGACCTTGCAGATAACGTTGAATTTCCTCGTATACTGCAACGCCTCTCCAAACAGTGTCGATCATGAAGTCGCCTTGGTCTAAACGTCTACGTCTAATGCTGTTGTTCGCATCAGAAATGATAGCCACAGGGAACAGGTCTTCTTGGTCTACATGGAAGCGGAAGATGTCACCTTCAGCAATAGTTTGAATTTCAACAAAGTCATCAAATTGATCGTATAGTTGTTGACCAAGGATGATGTCAATAGCCTGTTCTACGATAGCAAAGACTTCGTTTTCATGTCTGCGAAATTCTCGATAGGTAAAAGTAGATTTACCGCCATTTACAGCGATCAGCTTTTCACGCAAAGCTTCTTCCATTGCGTCAGTGCTGTACATATCATATGTACGACCATTATATAGGTCAACCGCTAGTTTAACTAGTTCATTCATTTTATTTCCCCCTTTGTATAAATTGATTTAAGCCTTAATAACTTCGAATGTGGTAGACGCTACATTCTTGTAGCCAATTGTGCCAAGCTCAGTAATTTCTGCAACAAAACGTGGATTGTAAGTATTAGCACCAATAGTAATTGTTGGAGTATCAGAAACTTTTAGCTTTAAAGAACCAACCTCTGGAACAAGATACTTGCCTTTAACGGGAGTCCCCGTAATAGCATCGTTAGACAAAGTGATAATATCGCCTTCAACCATATAGTAGAAACGAGCCGCTTCGCCAGCTTTAACCACAAATTGGTCACGACCAGCTTGATTGTAAATCTTAACAATCTCTGGAGTGTTGTGGATAAGAATTGGACGAATTTCCAAGTCTGCCTCAGTAACAACCTTTAGTTTTCTTAGCTCTGTAGAAAAAGTACCATTAAATTCACCATCAGCATAGTCACCCAACATACCAACGCGACCTTGTTCAAGATCAGCAGTGTGAACAACGCTCTCTAGGTGAGTGACAAATTTTTTGTCAAAATTAATTAGAGAATATGCCATTTAAAATTTCCCCCTTTATTATTATTATGATTAATTACCTTCTAAAAGATGTGCCCAAGCAGGTTCCCCTGTCTTAGACTTGACATTAAAGTCAATCTTTAGCTTGTTAGGTTCACTTTTGTCATTCTTGCTAAAGTTTGTCGCCGCAACCTTTTTTCCAACAAGAGCAAATAGTTGAACTTCAATTTCTTCAATTGTCATCTCAGAAGCGGCTTCTTTTACAGAGGCCATCTCTTCAATGGTAAGCTGTTTCTCAAATTTAGAAAAGACAGCATCCTCAGAGGCTTTACGCTCCTCAGTAATTTTACTTGCTTTAAACTCACGAAGCTCTTTAACTTCATTTTCAAGACTTGTGAATTTTTCTTGAATTTGTTCTTTTTCGGATTTTACAGCTTCAAACTGAGTTGTCACTTCCTCTAGCTTACTATTAGCATCTCTTGTGGTAGCCTCTAGTGCCGTAAACTGCTCTTTTGCTGTATTCAACTCTGTCTCTAAGTTAGAGTATTTCTCTGCTGAAAATTCAGCAAGTTTAACAAGGAGGTCTTCTACAGAAATTTCTTCAAAATTTACCCCTCTTGCTTCAATCTCCTCTTTAGAGGTAGAGAACAGCTTGATTAGATTTTCCTTATTCACTGTACCTATTCCTCCTTTATCTAAGATAATATCTGAACGACTATGAAAGGCTAAGTTAAATTCATCAACTTTTCTCTTAAAAGTTTCCCAATCAACATAAGTAAATTTTAAGGCTATATTAGCGTCATACATCGCTGGGTTAACATCAAATCCCAAGGCGCAAGCGCCATTAAATTTAAATTTAGAGAAATGAAACAATTTAGTTTCATCATTCCAGTAGCCTTCATAGTCGCTTGATAATTCCATGCTTTGAGATTTCACTAAGTCCCTATTAAATATATTAGTAGAATCTTCAAATTTAGTCCAAAGCAATCCATCTACAACAAGGTATTCTCTTTCAACGCCATCAGAACCTGTTCTTACTTCGAACCTAGCATTATTATTCTCAGGAATAACACCGTAAGCAGAGCCTAGATATTTTAAAGTCCATTCACCATCAACTTTTTCTAAGCCTACTCTATGATCCGAAAAGTCTTCTTGGTGTTGAGAGTTTGGCTCAATATAACCAAGGATTGGAGTGTTTGCTAGAGTTGGCAATGCTTTAAGTACAACCTCTTTTGAGAAAAAAGAGCCATTGTAGTTTTCTCCAAGATGCATCAATGTGATAGTAACTTTTAGAAATCTTTCATCCAATTGCTCTGTAACCTCAAAATTAACAGGGATTTTAGTAGCTACATCCATCTCATCTCACCTCCTCTCTATTTGGCTCTGTTTGGATTTTTCTGATTATCCCTTGTTTTTTCCCCTTCGCCTGAGAGTTTTTCTGTTTTCTTCTCTGGTCTGCCTCCTTCGTTTGTTTGTGTATGAGAGCTTACCAAAGGAATCATTTTGTCATCAAGCCCTAAAATGTCATGCTCTAATGTTAACATATTAACCATATCATTTGGCGACATCCCAAGGCTTGCCGCAACAAGCAATCTAGAAAATCCAAATTGAGCGGCTTTTAGATACTTCTCAAATTCATCATCTCTATTGTAGATTGTCAAGTTAGGAAAAATTACTTTGAAACGATATTTGCCGCCTACAGTTTTAATTTTTTTATTAACCCAACGTTCAATCTGCCTCAAAAGAGCAAACATCATACTTTCATCAGCTTTAATAGAAAATGTCAAACCGACAGCGCCCATTTTTTCTGAATTAAACAAAGACTCTGATACACCAGCACTACGCATATAACTAGTGTAAGCTTCCGCGACTGCATCAGAAGATGTAGCTGAATCTTTATCAAAGCTTACAGGCTCAATATCCATTGGAGATGTAAGAATACCTATTTCATCTGGTAAAACTTGGGCAATTCGATTGTGAAAATGCATAACAGACTTCAGTGTTATTGCAAAGTCATCATTATCAGTGCTATCTTGACGAACTGGTATTTTCTGAACCAAAAATTTGTAATTGCCAAGTTTCTCTCTTGCTTTTCTTAGTTGCTTAAACTCTTGAAGATCAATTAAATCCTCAAATGTGCCACCAAAAACAGGAACTGGAAATGGAAAATCTTCATTCACCTTAAAGCATACTGTGTTTTTAGAATCTAATTCTTGCCATCTCATTTTCGTCCTATCTTTAAGATAGGCGTTATATTTAGATTTGAATTCCGATGGAAAAATTTCAAGCTTTTCAGGGTTTCTGTCAAAGAAAGAAAAGTCGAATGCATAATTGTAAATGCCATCTTCTATGGAAGAGATCATACAATAGTCAGCATCCATCTTTTGGATGAAGTAAGAATCCTTGCCCATATGCTCGTATCCATAGAAAACATCTTCTCGAATAGCAACAGTTACAGCCTTTAGCATTTCGTGCTTTAAGTTCATCACCTCTAAAAGATTAAGAACTTTCTTGTAAGCTGTAGTGGCTGTCTTAATGTTGATTTTTTCTAAATTTCCACCTTCATATGGTAGGCAAATATAATCAAAAGTAAGCATACTAGAAAAGTAGCTGACAAGTCGCCTATAGTGTGAATTTGAGAAGTAAAGACCAATCGACACATTTCTTAGTTCTTTGCTAAACAGCATTGGATCATTTAGGTATTTTCTAATATCTTCTTTAGAGTATTTATTTGATACTACTTTATTCTTTAACATAGAAGAAGAATCGCTAACTGTCCCAAGTAACATTTTAGACAAAGATGCAAAGTCGATTAAAACTGATCTTCGTTCTACAGTATTATCACTCATATTTACTCACCACCTTTTCTAGTATCCTTTTGGACTTCTGAACATCAAGAATTCACTAATCTCCTCAATGGATTCACGCTTCTTAATGTTTTTGTCCTCTAACCCTTTTAAATACCATAAGCCGTATTCTAGAGCAGAAAATTTATCTTTTTGAATTTTACGATTAATTCTTTTTAATTGTACATTCTTATTATCCTCGTTTTGTTGCTGAAGATTTAACATCTCTTCTTTTAAAACAGAAGTATGAATGAATGGAGCTAACCATTCTGCAATCTCATCTGCTGGCATCTCCCTACCTTTTTTGGTTGCAAGAAGTTTTGCCTTCGCTGTCATTTCATCAACAAGAAATTTAACTCTGCCAGAACTAATTTGTGATAAACAATTAATATGTATTGACGAACTATTCCCTACTGTGGCTTTAACATTAAACAACAGAGGTAAAGAATCCCTCGTCTTAAATTGTGTATAATGTCCTTCCTCATCATTTGTTACAGAGTATGGCGGGAATATTTCGCCAGTAGCATCATCTACGTTCTCCTTGACTAGATAGTCAACAAGTCCTACGCCAGCTCCATTTGCATCAACGATCAGTTGTCTCGCGGAGTATTGCTGTACAATCTTTTTTAGTTTAATTGATTGAATTTCAAAGTGCGTACCATGAAATATATACATATTAACTATTTCTTTATGAAAAACTCCGTTAGCTCTAGGAGTAACCTTGATAATTAACGCCGCTGTATCTGCATTTTGCTTACCTTGAACACGCGCAACGTCTGCCGATACAATATACCATGATTTGCCTTTTTTGTCAGGCTCCCATTCAGGATTAATAAGAGTTCTATGTTTATCAATCAAATCTGCATTAAAGAAAGCATCCTCGCTCGTGCCACTCCAAATGCTATCGTACTCTCTTGCAAAGGATAACTCGTTATAAGTACCATCCTCTTTTAGTTCTTCTACAAAGTTTTCGTCAAGCAGTTTATGCATGACTGGAATTCTCCAATCGCCACCAAATACAAAAGAATTATCTTTCAGAACCATCCACACAAGAAGTTGTACCATCTTCTGATAAGCAAATGTGTTCTTGTACCCTGCTGTTGTGACGTAGATTTGAGCTTTATGTTGCTCATGTGGGTCTACATCACCACATTTAGCACGTCTATCAACGTTCATCAGTGGCAGGATAACCTCAGATAGCTTTTGACCATCAATTAGAATAACTTCCTCCATCAATCCTGCATGTCTACGACCACCACGTGTACTGTTTTGAACAGCAACAATGTCAAGCTTACTACCATTCTGGAACACAAGCTTAGCGTAGTCCTTTGAAAATTGATGATACTTAATCTCTCTTTGTAGAATTGGGAATAAGTCCCAAAGTTCTTCGATCTTTTCTTTCGCAATGTTAGCGGCTTGCTCTTTACCGCCAGAGCAAACGAAAAGCTTGATATTAGGATAAAAAATACACTTTAAATAAAGAATAAGAATACTCAGAAAGCTCTTCGAAAATGCCCTTGTAAATGTAGCATACATATATCTATGCCTCATTGCCGCCCTCAGGAACACACGCTGATAGAAGAACAATTTAAATTTGCTATCAGTTGGGGTAATCATATCAATAAAGATATCAGGATACTCACGGAAGAAGCTTGCATATTGCAAGAAGGTTGGCTTTACTTTTTCGAATTTAGAAAGTTTTTCATCTTCTTTTTCGAAACTGTTGCCAGCAGGATTGTAAATGTCTTTAGTATTCTTGTATTTAGCATTATCATTCTGGAACGCCATCTAGACCATCTCCAATATCCCAATATCCTTCTTCTTCTTCAATTTCAATCTCTTTAATCTCTTCTTCTACTTGTTCTCCTGCGCTCATTTTCTTTAATGTTTCATCTACAATTTTACCAATGTTAGGGTCGCCTAAAACAAGGTTTCGTGTCCAATTCTTGATGTTAGCAAGAGTATTGTCTACAATATCTTGTGGCTCATCCATATGATACTTCGGAATGAAACCTTCTTTCTCCATATATTCATAAAACTCAGAAAAAGTATTAAGGCCGCCTGTACGATCAGCCGCTGTTCTTTGAACAGCAGTAAACTTTGCCGACTTCATCAGGTCGTCATAGTTTTTGGATAGCTTTGCATAACTTGTAATATCATTTACTTCTAAAGCTCTATCCATTTGCAAGGAAGTCTTACAAATCTTCTTTAAATAGTCCATGTGGGCGGCTGTTTCAATCGTGTAGTCTCTACACATGCTGTCGTAGAAATCTTCCAATCTTTCATACTCATCCACACTGTAATTCTTGCCCCATTTGCGGACAATATCTGGAGTAACTTTAAATTCAGTATCAAAATCATAAACCTGTGTGTTCGCTACTTTAGGCTCATCTCTTACATCTCCATCTTTCCAAGTCATAGACTTGTACTGAGGGAGAGAATTAATTTGTCTAAAGTAATTCCCAACTGGATTAGCACCAATAGAACATTGACTCCAAACAGCATCTACAAATGGCTTGTCAATCTGCATTAGGACTGCTTTAAGAGTGCCTACATCATCTTCATTAACTAAACTAGTAATACATGTTTTGCAAAGGGGGACTTTACCATCTTTGAACATGATACTATTCGAATTATAGTAAGAAGACATAACCTGATCTTTTCCGCAGTTAACGCATACTTTTTTAGGTTGCTTAGCTGGTCTTCCTGCCATTTGACAAGCACCTCCTTTGATTCATCATATTAATAGTAAAATACAAAAAACCCTACCACAATTAGGAACTTTCGTTCAATGTGTGGTAAGGTTTTTAACTATGGTGCTGGAGACAAGACTTGAACTCGCAACCTTTCGCTTACAAGGCGACTGCACTGCCAATTGTGCTACTCCAGCATATGGTATGGGCAGTAGGATTCGAACCTACGAGGGCTTGCGCCACTTGCGTCCAAAGCAAGACCGCTACCAAGCTACGGAACTATACCCATATGGTTGCGCGAGGTTGGAATCGAACCAACTATTTCCTGATAATGAGTCAGGCGACTTACCATTTGTCCTCTCCGCAATAATTAACTAGGCACAGCAATTTAAAAGTGTGAAGCAAACAGCATTCATCAATGTAAGTTAATAATTTTATCTTTTAGATAATTGTAGGTTGCTGTATGTGCCTAAATTCTAGACGCGCCAATCATTTTAATATTAATCACCAATTATTTGAATAGCGTAAGATTTATGATTTGCTGTAAGCGTCTAAAAAGGTTGGTGGGCGATAGGAGAGTCGAACTCCTAAAACT